TCGGGGATGTTTTAAAATGTAAAGATTTGGATGTTACGTTTGAAGTGGTTGAGATTGATATGGCGACTAAACTAACTCCGATTCGAGTTAAAATGCTTTCTGGGTACTCGTCGACTGAGTTAGTCTCTGGGGTATCAACCTCAGATCGATTCGACGAATCTTATAAACAGTGGCTATACGCGAACCCTGAAAATTTACGAGCGTATGTGCCGTGTTTAGAGGATTCAGTTGACGTGAGTAAATTAATTACACTAGATCGCTTAGAACCTTTGGTGGATGTTACCGAGCCAGAATATGAAAACTTGAAAGAGCTCACCGAGTCCGAAGAATTCGAAGCTATTACGGCAAGCCAAGCCGCAGAGCTTTCAAAACGTAAAATTTTACGCGAATTAATGGATCGCATCCGCGAAGCCATTTCAAGCGATTTAGGTGTCTTCGAACTTAAAGTTCCGGATTTGGATTTAGACCCAGTAACCTCCGATTTGGAATGGTTAGGTTATATGGTGCGTTTTAGCATGCAAGATGATGAATTCACCATCTCGTGGGAACCTTAGTTATGAGTATATTCATAATTTTAGTTTTATGTTTTGTTTATGGTTACTGCTCTGCTTTAGAGAGAGGTATAGAATCTTACAGTTCTTTCAGTGATCGAGATTATTATGATCGTAATACCCGAATCTTCGAAAAATTCCGCGTAGGCGGATATTCGAAAGCTTGGGATAAATCGAAATTTATACGATAAGGAGTAACTTATGATTTTTGGCGTAGATGCATTAGTTTGGTTGGGATTATTCCTTTTATTATTCGCGCTGTTTTGTGTGGCATACGCGGTCACGATCGCATTGGATGGTTTGCATGATTCAATGAACTCCGCTTTAGCGGTAATGTTTGTGTTTATTGCTGGTGTGTTCCTAATGTTAGTGTTTAAATGTTTTGGGGTTTATTAAAAGTTTTAGATATAATATACTAACTTTATTATAATAAACAATGCATAGATTAACCATAGCAAGTTGGATTCTTTTAGGATTTGTATTAGAGTTTATGATAGCTTTGTATTTCCTTTGGAAGAATCCGGTTTCGAAATTTTGGAAGATTACAACTACGTTGTTAGTGGTAATCTTTTCGTATATTTTATTGAGAGGGGCATATGAGCAACATTGGTAACGGGGGTAATGGTTTAGTAAAAATCAAAACTTTGAATTCTAGTTTTGTTCAACTAAACTTCAACGAGATGGAAGCATCTCAAAACGCGCTCAAAACGCTAAAACAAACCTTACAGGTTGAACGAGCAGGATGGCAATATGACTATATGGTCAAAATTGGGCGTAAAAGTAAGTATGATGTGTTCTATCAAGAATACGGTGAAAACACTTTAGTGTTGGATTCTGGCTTATTGGATTTACCGCCAGTTCAAGAAATTCTGCAACTGCAAGCATCTGAAACTGAAGACAATCCGGAAATTGATGAATACTTGGAAGATATCCTAGAATCTGATATCCTACCGTTTGCTCCATATGCTTATCAAATTGAAGCTTGTAGAAAAGCATTGAACAAAAAACGTAAGCTGAGTTTAATGTGTACTGGATCCGGTAAGTCTTTGACCATTTCGCTATGCTTAGAATATTTCCGTAGGAAAGGTCTCAAAGGGGTATTGGTGGTTCCTAATATCAACCTACTTACACAATTTGCGAATGATATTAAGAGTTATAATTTAACTGAATTACATTCTAACATCATCACCTTCGGTGGCGGTTCGAAGAAATTAAAACAATTAAAAGAATCCAATAGTTCGCTGCAAGCGGGAGATTTGGTGATTACGACTTGGCAGAGTTTAAGTAAATTAGAGCCGGAATTCTTCAAGTCTATCGATTTTATCATCTGTGATGAAGTGCACAAATTCAGCTCAAGCTGTACTTCGCAATTAGTTCAAGATTCTGGATTTGCTCAATACAAATTAGGGTTTACTGGGACTTTACCGGATTCAAAATCTCAAAAGATGACGTTGATTGGATTATTCGGGGTACCCGAAATGATCATTTCCTCTAGTCAGTTGATTGAAGAAGGTCGAGGAACTCCAATTTGCATTACTGGGGTAAAATTACGCCATACCGCCGAAACCGCAGAAGAGTTTAGCCGATATGGAGAGTACTTGGATAAGCTCAAGGTGATTTTGAATGCCCCGGGAAGAAACCAACAAATCGCAGATATTGCTTTACAAGCAAGCTTGCGAAAAGAGGGGTCTACTTTAGTTTTGTTCACCTTAATTGAGCACGGTTTTGAAATTTTCAAAGAGCTTGCAAAACGCAAAGGCCTCTCTGTGGGAGAAGATACGCCAGATCTCGAAACGATGAAAGCTTACGGAGTTTATTTTATGTCTGGGCAATCCAGCGCCAAAGATCGCGAAGCTATTCGGCATCTTATGGATCAAGATCCGGAAGCTATTTTGGTGGCTAACTATGCGCTGTTGAGTACTGGAGTAAACATCAAATCTTTAAGATATGCGATCTTCGCCAGCCCAGTAAAATCTGGTGTGGTAGTAGCTCAAAGTTTAGGTCGAGGAATCCGATTGAATGAAGGTAAGCAAACTTTCAACGTATATGATATTGTCGATGTTATCGGAGGATCCGGAATGTTCGCGAGACAATATAATCATAGAAAACAAATATACAAGAAATCTAACTTTACGTTAGATGAGCGTAATGAATCGCTGTAAGCGTAACGAGACATTATAATGGTTCATAAAATTCAAACAAATCCTTATACTTTACAAATCGGAGATCCAAAGACTTCCACTACGGAAGAAATCCGAGATCCCAATTTTGGTTTAGAGGATGGTCACTTAGATGAGATCAATCCTTCTACGGAGAAGTATTTCCTTAATGCAGGGTACAACATCCGCTATCGCGGAGATATTACCATTCCACAATATGGAGATCGCGATAAATTTCCGGAGACCCCAACGAAATGTACAGTACCGGATACCAGCGATGCGGATGTTATCCTCTTACCTCCAGGTGAATACAAAGCCAAATTCGACGCTAAAGCGTTAAAAGTGGATTGTATCGTGGATCTTAAGACCTAATCTGGTTGATTTTATGATTAAGTTATAATATAATACAACCATCGTTCGGCATCAAAAATTTGAAAACGTGCATATTCGAGTTCTTTAAAAGTACTTCAAATTAGTTAAAATGTAAGGAGATTACATCATAATGAAATTAACTAATCTTAAGAGTATCAAAGACTCGACTGTTAAATTTGCTAAGACTTTCGTAACATCAATTATATTGGTAATTGCGACAACTTTAGTAACTTCAACAACAGCGTATGCTTCGAAAAGTACTCCAACTGCGCAAGTTAAAGCGAAAGTTTACAAAGGCGCAAACTGGGATAACTCGAAGTCTTACGTAATTCGCAAAGTTCGATATCATTTAAAAGATAAGAAACAAGCGATCAAACACAAAGAACAAGGGAAAGCAACGTGGTATTGTTGCTATCGTAAAGGAACCAAAACCGCAGATGGTGGGGTGTTCTCCCAACATAAACTCACTGCGGCCCACAAAACATTACCGTTTGGTAGCCAAGTTCGGGTAACCAATTTAAAAAACGGTAAATCGGTTATCGTAGAGATTACCGATCGCGGTCCATTTAAGCCTGGGAAGATCATTGATTTAACTCCGGCAGCGTTCGCTAAAATTGACTCAAAATCTACAGGAGTCGCAAACGTTAAATTGGATGTTTTAGGATTTAAGTACTAAGAGTAAACACAAAGAACTAAGGAATTTGGTATGCACGATTTCAACCTCAAAGTTAAAGACAATAAACTCAAAGCTATTGTTACTACTTCCATGTTTCGCAATAGAGTCGAAAAGAACGCTAAAGCGTACAGCCGAAAAACTAAGCATAAATCCAAATCCTGGGAATAATTTGAATTATGCGAATTGTGTTGAGTTTATTATTATTACCATTTAAAATATTAAAATTCATTGCTATCTCGGCCTTGAAGATTTTCATTTTCTTAACGCTTTGCGTTATTATTCTAAATTTCACGGGAGTATCAAATGTTCACGGTTTTCAAAAAGGTCCTGGAACAGAAAGAAATCACACCGCAAGATGCTGATAAAGTCAGCGACTTTCTTCTACGAAGATGGTTATCTGGAGATAATCGTCTTATCGAATTAGCCAATACGCTAAATTGCCTCCCTGGTAAGCAGTCCAATCTGGTAATCTTAAGAGGGATTTCAAAAGCCCTTAGAGGTCAAATCAAGTTCATCAAATTCCCTTCCGGAGCTAAGAAGGATTCCACTGACGTGGAGTTTCAAGATACTTTATCAAAATTCTTCAAAATTTCTCCGAAGGAGTCAATTGAATATTTGGAGTGGATGAAGATGCATTGTCCGGACGAATTGGAAACCTTAAAGAAAATTTGTAAAGATTTATAGTGGTTGTAGGTTTCGGTCACCGAAACTTTATAGGAGCGAAAATGGCAAAATATTATGAAGGTGGGTTCTTCGCGAACTTCAAGTATTGGGCAAGATATTACGATACTGAAATAGGAAAATCTTTCCTAACGGATGATGTTCCACAAAAATGGGAGTATTATGTTCAGGATGATACCGGGTCGTTTACTTCGATCTATAGCAATAAGAAATTTCGCAGAGAACGAGGTTCCTCGAATGATGCGAAAGGTTATGGTTGTACCTCGCAGGTAAGTCCGATAGATCTCGCTATCCGGGATCAATTTAGAAATCTAGGAAATCCAAATCCTCGAATCTTCTATCTGGATATTGAGACCCGAGTAGGCACGGTAATGAAAGGTTTCCCGAGCCCAGATAAAGCGTTAGAACCGGTAAGTCTAATTCAGTTTTTAGACAATAAAACCCAAATCGTTCACTTGATTGGGGACCGAGAATTCTACTATGAAGATTGGTATAAACAACAACCGGATCATTTAGGTAAAGAAATTCATTATCATAAGTGCAATAATGAAATTGAAATGTTTAATAAGTTCTTTGGATTCATCGAAGATCTACAGCCAGCTGTAGTATTCGCGTGGAACGGCGAGGGCTTCGACTTTCCGTATTTGTATAATCGCTGTAAGCGAATCAACCAAGACGTGAGTAAGTTCTCTCCATTCTGGAGAAAATTCGGAGAAAATACCGGCGAGCAAAAAGGATACATTCAAGGAAGATCTCAGATGTTTGCCGATCGGTATGCCTTCGATTTGAACGTTGGTGGATGCGCCTACATTGATATTAAGCGATTATACCAAAAGATTGTGCTATCTCCGAGAACTTCCTACTCATTGAACGCTATCGCTGAAGTGGAAGTGAAGGCAAGAAAGATTGATCATAGCGAATTCAAAACTTTCGATGATTTCTATCTTGGTAACTATCAAAAACCGGAGAATCCAACGGAAGATCAGAAGAAAACATTATGCTACTTAATGACAGAAGCCGGTAAACCGGAAAGCGAAATTAAGAAAGCTGGCCACGGACAATTCGTTTACTACGGCGTCATCGATGTGGTATTATTGCAAGAAATCGATAAGAAATGTGGTTTATCTGCGCTGATGTGCGATGTATCCAATCGAATGAATTCGCAATTTAACAGCGTTCTGGGAACTACTAAACCCTGGGCAAACTATATTCGCAATGTTCTTTTTGATGCTGGTCGGATCATCGACCCGGAAACTATTTTAGCACGTGGAGCAGATTTAGAGAAATCGATTCTCGGTGGATTCGTGCGAGATCCGGTTACCGGAAAACACGAATGGGTGTTATCTGCGGACGTTAACTCGATGTATCCAATTCTCGCGATCGCGGGATCTGGAATGTCTCCGAATAACTTTATGTTTGCCTGGGAGTTAAGCAACGAGGGTCCAGAAGGGGAATTGAAACGCTTGGTAGTGGAACATTTACATGTTGGAGATCCTTCGCAAGAACAAAACGAGCAAAACTTGTTGAACTTAATTAAGAATCCGGAATTGAAAGCTAAATTGGTAAGATTATTAAAAGAAACTAATCTGACGATGGCTCCTAACGGAGTATTCTTCAGAAAAGATAAACCTGGATTCTTGCCAGAATTGGTTAAGAACATCTACAAGGAACGTAAAGTAGTGAAGAAAGCGATGTTTAAAAAGGAACAACGAGCTATCAAGCTTCAAGAGATTTTACATCACCGTTAAGATAGGTAGCACCGTTAAGATCTCCAAGATCTACACTCAAGTGTAAGTTTTTGGAGATTTTTTATTTTGAAACTTTCATATTTCGGTAACCGAAACTCGTAAGGTTCAAAATAAAAATTTAAATATTGAAATACGTTATGATAAACATTAATATGAACACTATTTTAACACAAGAAGAAATTGAATACTTCAAAAATAATCAACACTTGATTACCCAAGAGCTTTTGGATACCCTAAGATCTCAAGGTAAGGATGGTAAGCGCGTAGCGCTAGAGATCCTAGATCTGGAGAAGAACGAACGTATGTTCTACCTGGATGCTTTCGGGTCTCCGATTAGCTTTGATGGTAACAAAGGCCTTAAAAAGCAAGCAACTACTTTAAAACTCGCAGATATTCACGTAAGTGAATTTGAGCGATGTGCTAACGATTTCGAATACTTCCGAGAAAATTACATTCAAATTAAAACTCCGAAAGGTATCGACTTTCCGGATATGCGAGATTATCAAACTCGTTTTATCCACAAAATGCTGGACGATGATAAGGAAGAAATCGTAGGGCTTTTAGGTCGTCAATGCGTTGCCGGAGAAACCATAGTTGATATGGAAGATCGAAATCGCTCGTTACGAGAATTATTCGAGAATCCGGAATTATAAATATTTTTGAAACAACTTAATATTGATCAATAAAAAGGAAACTAAAATGCATATTACATTCGAGCAATTCGATAACGAATCGATGAACGAATCATTAAATGAGTTCGCAGCTGATCTTAACGAACTAAACGAAAGTTTAGGTAATTTACGTCAAGCTGGCGCTTCTCCAGATTATCTTAAAATCATCAAAGCCGCTTTAAAACAAAAAGCGATCCTTTCCGTTTCACCAAACTCAAAAGTGGTAGCTATTGAAGGTCATAATTTTGACGAATTAGTGGCTGACGTTCGTGCAGCTAGCAAGAAAAGCGGCGAATTCGGTATGTTCTATATTGGTACTGCGTCAGGCACTCACGTAGTGGTTAACAACGAACCGGGATTCAGTGATAAACCGGTTGGTATGAATACCGACGTTAAAACATTAACTTTAGGTAAACATCCAGTTACTGGTGATGATATGCTAGAGATCTACGATGGTAGTGGTTGGAGAAGTTCTTTCCGCGCTCAAAAAATTAAAGATCTTAAAAATCGCCTACAAGTAGAAGCGGAAGGTTATAAAGGCTTCATCGTAATCAAAGATCCAGATTTAGCGAAATTACGTGCTGAACGTTCAGTAAATCAACGCGTAACAGATAAGTATGAGCCTCAAGCTGGTTCTTGGAAAAACCAAGAAGGTGAATCAGATTTCTACGCTAACGCTAAAGAACAAGCGGCTATTAACCGTGCAGCTAAAGCTAATACATTCCCATCCGTGGATAAAATGTCATGGGACGACATCTTAAAAATCAACGAAGCCGCTAAAAGCTGGAAAGGTGAAAACGTGGCTAAAATTGGCGACCAATTCTTCAAACATATTAGTGGTAGCGCATTCAAACCAAATCTAGTAGCGGATGGTCTTCAGTTATTCTGGATGCGTGATGAAAATGATGTTAGCTATCAAATCGTTCTAGGTCTTAAAGGTATCCGTTTAGAGAATAAATAATCTAATCGGTGGAATAAGTTAATTTTTTAAAGCCTCAAGAAATTCAAAATCTTGAGGTTTTTATTAAATATGTTAATCATAAACTAACTACATTAAAATTAAATGTCTAGTATTATTCAAAACAAATTCCATGAGATTCTTGGGGATGCAGCGCGTACTACAAAATTTACGTTTGTGCTACCTCCGATTTCCGGTAACCCGGAATTAATGAATCATCTTGTATACTCGGTTAAAGCGTTAACTTTACCGACAATGGAGCATACCCCTTTTGAATTTAAGCATAAAGGTCAAACGATTCCAATTCGCGGGCAAACCAAATACTCTCAAAGTTTCTCCGTTACCTTCTATTTGAGCGAAACCCACATTTTGAAAAGATTTTTCGAGGAATGGGCCGCTAGTATTGAGCAGAGACATTTTTACTACAACCCAAGAAAAGAGGCTAGAAACCAGAGACTCGTAGCGGGCTTAGGAAATGAAATGCCTCAATATATGACTTGGTATAATACTACCGCGTATATCGAGCAATGGGATTTCGACGGAATGAAACCTACCGCAGTCTACGAAATTCATAATGTCTTCCCGATTCGGGTAGAGGCTCCAAGTTATTCGTATGATTCGGTTGGTCAAATTGCTGAGTTTACCGTAACCTTTGCGTGTTCGCATTACAAGCTATACTCGAAAGCATTGAAATCAGGTCAAGTCCAAAATCAATTGTTTCATACTACTAACCGCTGGGCTATTATGGGTCAACAAGCTGAGCGCGGTAAGGATTATGTACGTTACGATGGCGAGTACTGGTGGGATGAAGAAAGATATCGCGAGTTTAATAGCTTCCTAAGTTCTGGTGACACGACCCTGGATCAGACGGCTGAACGCGGACAGGAAATTTATTGGAGACCGGGAGAACTAGCGCGTTGGGACAATTTATGGAATAGGTGGCGCGAGCAGAATGAAGGAGTAAACAGGGACCCTAACTACGATAAGAAACTCAAAGATTTTGACTATGATGAATTGGAAGATAAGAGACCCTCTATCGACAACATCCTCCAAAAGTCTTACAAACAGATCCCCGGAGACTTCGGTTATAATGGCGATACCAGCTCATCGTCATAACATAATCTAAAGAATCTAAAATCTTCAAGATCAACACCTAAGGTGTAAGTTTTGAAGATTTTTTT